GTGGCGGCAAACGCTACAACGGCCAAACAGCATTCACCGATCTGCGGCTGTCGGATGATTCCTCGCCGGAGTTAATTGGGAGGATTGATCGGTTTGATTATGAGCCTTTGGGGAGGCTGGCCGCCGAGCGATTGATCCCAGGGGTGGACGAAGTGCTGGTGAGAGCCAAGCGCATTCGCGGCTTCAGCATGATCAAGATCAATCGTTTGCGCGTTATCAATCGTGAGGTTAATCTCGATGCGGACAACTGAGCAAAGGCTTTGGGATCGTTTCCGCTCCTCGCTCGGAAGCAAGATCAGATTGGAGCGGGTTGAGAACATGGTCACAGTCGGAATGCCAGATGTGATCAGCCTTGTTGAATCTTCAGTGTGTTGGGTTGAGCTCAAGGCGGTTGTAGATTATCCGGCGCGAGCGACAACGCCAGTGCTCGGGGATAAGAAAGGATTGAGCCGCGAGCAACGCAACTGGCACCTCGATTGGTTGCGTTGGAATGGGGTGAGCTTTGTATTGATTGGGGTTGGATCGCACGATCTGTATTTGATTCGCGGCGGGCTTGCCGATCACATCAACAAAATGAATCAACAAGAGCTTATTGACTTTGCTGTTGCGAAGAATTGGGCGGAAGTTTATGAGGCATTAAAATGAAAACAACAGGCATGGCGCATCAGCTTGAGGCTTTGCGCAAAATGGATCAGCGATCAACCTATGCGTTGTTCATGGAACAAGGCACCGGCAAAACATGGACTCTCCTCGCGGATGCCGAGCGGCTGTATGCTGCGGGGCTGATTGATGGGGTGTTCGTTGTAGCCCCAAAGGGCGTCCACAACAATTGGATCAAGCGCGAGATCCCAACGCACTTGGACGCAAATGTGATCGCTCGGGCTTGGCGCTCGGGCGGCGGCAAGAAAGAGAAAGCAAAGCTGGAGGAGTTGTTCAGATTGCGCGAGCATGGTGAGCCATACCCGCTTCGCATCTTGGCGATGAACATCGATGCGCTCAATACAAAAGATGGCTTCACCTTTGCTCAGCGATTCTTGCTGGCAACCAACTCGATGTTCATCATTGACGAGTCCAGCCGCATCAAGAATCCCTCCGCCGCTCGCACAAAGGCTCTCATGCGCCTTCGGCACTATGCGAAGGTTGCGAGGATAGCAACCGGCACCCCGATTACAAACGCCCCAGTCGATGTGTTCCAACAGATGGAGTTCCTTGAGAGCGGCTTACTGGGCACAACTAGCTACAGAGCGTTTGTTGCGGAGTATGCCGAGCTGATGAATGCGAATCATCCGATGATGCGGCAACTGATTCAACGCAACCCTCGCGCCGCCCAAGCGCAGATCATCGCTCGCAATCCGGATGGATCGCCGAAGTGGCGCAACCTTGACAAACTTCAAAAGCTCTTGGAGCCGCATTCCTATCGCGTGCTCAAGCGGGATTGCTTAGATTTGCCCGACAAGATCTACAAAGATCACTTCTTTGATCTCCTCCCCGCGCAACAAAAAGCGTATGAGCTTATGGAGGATGAGTTGAGGATCCAGCTCCACGATGGCGAGGTGGTCCCAGTCAGCGCCCTTGCTTCTCTCGTCAAGCTCCAACAGATCACCTCCGGCTTTGTAATCCCACCTGGGGGTGGAGATCCAATGTATGTTGCGGAGGGATCGCCGCGCTTGAGCGCTTTGATGGAGATATTGGAGGATGTTGATGGGCAGGTAATCATCTGGGCTCGTTTCAAGGAGGAGTTGCGCGCAATTGCCAAGGCTCTTCACGAGGCGGAGATGACTGCTGTTGAGTATCATGGCGAGGTCAAAGACAAAGATCGCATTGAGGCGGTGGACATGTTCCAGCGCGGCGAGGTCAAAGTGTTTCTCGGCCAACCTCAATCGGGCGGCATCGGGCTTACTCTTACCGCCGCCGAGACAGTCATTTACTACAGCAACGATTTCAACCTTGAGACTCGGCTTCAATCTGAGGATCGCGCTCACCGGATTGGTACAAAGCGCAATGTGGTTTACATCGACATCGTGGCCAACGATACAATTGATGAAGCGATTGCGCGCTCATTACAACGCAAAACCGATGTGGCAGCAAACGTGCTAGGTGATTTGCGCCGATGATAATCAGAGAGAATCTTACCCAGAAAGGAAAACTGATGAACAAAGTTTATGTCCCTCAACAACCAAGTAGGTATGACACTGCCACACGGCTTTGGATACCATCGATCAATCTCGATCCCGCCAAGCAATATGGGGAGGTGGTTGTCATGCTTCCACCAAATGCCAATCGGCTCCATACCGCTCCTCTCGTGTCGGCTTTGAAGGATCAGATGGAGCATTATGGCAGTGAGGATTATCTTGTCGCTGTCGGTGATCCCTCGATTCTCGCCGCCGCCGCCTGCATCGCGGCAAGAAAAACCGGCGGCATCCTTCGTGTGCTCAAGTGGGATCGCCTGAGCACGAGTTACATTCCTGTGGAGATGAAGATATGAGTGAATTGAAAAGAATTGTTGAGCTTGGAAACCTACTGGTGCGCCAGCGCCGCAAAGTTGAAGGATTGAAGGATGATCTCGATTTGGCAACGCGCGAGTTGCGCCGGATTGAGACAGAGGATCTGCCCGAGCTTATGCGCGAGGTGGGCATCAACAGCGTGGCGTTGGAGGATGGCACTACCATCGAAGTCTCAGAAGATGTCGAGTGCTCAATCACCGAAGCAAAGCGCGATGAGGCGCACCGATGGTTGATTGATAATGGCTTCGGCGGCTTGATCAAAACCGAGGTTGTCAAAACCTTCGGGCGCGGCGAGCGAGATGCCGCGCAGCAATGCGCTGAGCAGATTGGCGGATTGACGATGGAGCGCGTTCACCCAAGCACCCTCAAGAGCTTCATCAAAGAGCAACTCGCCGCTGGCAAAGCGATCCCGTTTGAAACCTTTGGCATCTTTCCCTACAATCGAGCCAAAATCAAAAAGGCGTAAGGTGTGCCGCCTCCCCAAGCACGCCATAACTTAGGACAACATCATGTCAAAAAAACCAACTGAGAAAGAAGTCGCCCCAGTGGCGCAAAACCTCCCCGCTGTAATTGACTTCGCCGCCGATGCTGGCGCGGGTATGGAAGGCGCAACCGCTGAATCGTTTGCCATTCCTTTCCTGAGCGTGTTACAGAAAGGATCGCCGCAAGTTGATGAGGCGAGCGGCGCGGCAATCGAAGGCGCCAAGGCTGGCATGTTCTTTGAGAATGTGACCGGAAAGATTATGGATGGAAAGAAGGGCGTGCTGATCGTGCCCTGCGCATACAGGCGCGTGTTTCTTCGCTGGGCTCCCAAAGGCTCTGACGGAGGAGGGTTCAAAGGCGAGCTGGCGCCGGAGGTCGTGGCTGACATGCGCTCGAAAGGAGCGATTGTTGAGATGGACGGGCGGCTGTATGTGCCGTTGGAAGATGGCACCGTCAACGACAAGAAGTGCGACAGGATCGCCGACACCCGCAACCATTATGTTCTGCTTATTGATGAGGAGAGCGGCGCTTGGAAAGAGGCGCTGTTGTCGCTCACCTCAACGCAGATCAAGAAATCCAAAATGCTGATGAGCGCTTTGGCTTCTGTGAAGGTTGGCGGCGCTTCGGGAATGATCACGCCGCCGACATTCGCCAATCAAGTGCGCTCCTCCTCGATGCCCGAGAGCAACGACAAGGGCACGTGGTTTGGAATTAAGTTTGAGCTCGCAGGTCAAGTGACTCGCCCCGAGGTGTATGCCGCAGCAAAAGCCTTCCACGCGAGCGTTGCCAAAGGCTCGGTCACTGCGAAGTATGAGGAGGCGGAGGAGAACACAGCGCCCGCCTCCGGTTTCTAATCTCAGGGCTTACCCTCAGATGCCCCGCTCGCTCCTCGCGGCGGGGCTTTTTAACATGCCACTTTTACACTCGTTCAAAGTGCGGCACATCTAGCAAAGATTTGAAGTTGCCGCCCCAGCGATTTTTTGGCGACAAGCTCTCCCAGAAAGCCCCGAGCGGCGCAACCTTGTCTTTGTCCCAGACAATTTTCCCATCACGAAAGAAGTTCAGATCAACAGCGCATCGGCGCAAGTGATTGCTGTTCATCGTTTTGGATCGCCCAGTGTTGACATAGATCTGCTGCTGCTCGGGAGTTCGAGCAAGCTCGCCGCCCGTCACCATCCAACCTTCACTTGTTGCGTGCTGGATCAGTTTACAAACATCCAAAAGGAATGCCGCTTGTTCTTGACTTAGGCTCATTTGTTTCCCCTCATCTCTGCGAGCTTCTCAACTGTTCTGCCGCCGAAGTATGCGCCCATGATTAGCATACCCCAGTTGCCCAATAAAGTGACATATGACTCGTTTGCGTTGTATCCAAACGCGCTCATCATCGCAAAAAGAAAATAGCCCAAAAAGATTGCGATGAGGCTCATTGGACGAATGTTCTTGGAGAGCCAAGAGTCAGAAGACATATCAGCATCCCATCGGCTCGTGATGTTGTTCTCTTCATTCTTTGCGGCATCGAGGATTGCTTTGAGCTCCTCGTGTTCCAGCCGCGCCTTCTCGATCCCCAACTCAAGCAGCCGCTCCTCGTGATCGTATTGAAGCTGGCGGAGCTTCTCTACATCTTGCGCGGAAGGGGAGTCAGGGATTTGAACCCCGAGGGTTTTCTCAACAACATCTTTGCCTTTGGCTTGGATGGCGCTGGAGAGGAGGGACAGCCCGCTTTGCGCGAGGGTGCCGAGCAAACTTGCGGCAATCGGAATCATAAATGCTCCTATTTGTTATCAACCAACCACGAAAAGAACCACGTCAATAGGCTTACAGAGAAGACAATGAAGCCGCCGATGATTCCATAAAACTTTACATCATCCCAAAATTCTTTTTTCAATTTTGCGATCTTTGCAATTCTTGCTCGCTCAACCCGCTCCTTCTCCGCTCGCTCATCGCGAATCCTTCGGCGCTCGGCTTGAAAATCTTCCCATACCCCTGCCATTGGCGTATGGTAGATGAGAAGCTCTTTCAGTTCCTGCTCATACTGCTGGAGTTGCCTGACGCGCATTACATTCTCAAAGGCTTGAACATCGACAGACTTTGTCTTGATCAACTTGCCTTCAATCTCAATGCCCGCTTTACAAACTGCCTCTTGCGCTTCAAAAAACTTCCCAAGCCCCTGAGTAATCTCTACTGCTATGGAGCCGACATCTTTGCCTACTGACTTCGCATCCTTGTAGAGGTTGACGGCAGCTTTGACGCCCGCCACTGCTGCTTGTGCGGCGGCAAAGGCGGTGATTGGATCCATAACAACTTTGCCGTGGTCAGGTTATTTTTTGCTGAGCTTCTCGCGCTCCTCAAGCAACTTTACTTTTACTTGAAGGTCATTGATGTCTCTGTAAATTTGTTCTTTGAGGATATGCCGCCGCTCAGCAGAGATGGGGCTGTCGGTGGGCACGCCCTCTTTGGTTATCAGCGCGGGCATCTGCCCTTCAATTCTTGTGAGCCGCTCGGAGAAAGAATTGACTTGGCCGAGGAGCCAAGCAAGCGACATTACCACGATGGGGATGACTGCCTTGAGGACATCTGACCAATTCATTTGTCAACCTTGTTTTCAACTTTGTTGCTAAGCAGCATCAGCATCTCCTTCATCTCTCGGAAACCATCCTTCATGTCTGCCTTCAACTCAAGCATCTCGTCATGCATCCCCGCCATCGCATCTTTGAAGTCTGATCGTTGAACGAAATCACGGTGCATCTTCACGTCCATCTCGGCGAGGGATTTTTGAAGATCTTTGATCGAGTCCCAAATGACCTTCAAGATCCAACCGCCCATGAAACCGGCGAGGGCAACAGCCCAATTGAAGACAGCTTGATCAACCATTGTCCGGCGTGCCTTTCTGAGCGAGGGCTTGCACCTGAGCGTCAGCTTGAGCACGAATGGCGGCGATGGCTGGCGCAACCTCTTTGTAGGGGCGCTCGCTCAAAGCCATCAAAATTGTGTTCAGATCGTTCATCGTCAGGCGCAAAGAGATTTGTGGGGCTTGATTATTCGACATTCGTATTTTCCTTGATTTCAGTTTGATCGGGTTCATCCGGCGCGGCAAAAGATCTTGGCGCATAATCATCGGCGATGGAATTTGGATAGACAGCGTTGACCATCTCTATCTCCTCCGCAGATAGCTCGCCGCCCTTCAGATCGCGCACCGCGATACTTTGTTTGAACACGTTGACGAAGATGCCCTCCTCGCCGCGATCCTCAATTGCTCTAAGCATTATGATGTCCTGAACCAAGCAGCTGCCGTGCTTGAGTAAGTGTATTGTGCATTCCCTCCGGCGGCGAGGGTGGTGAGGGTTGAATAGAATGTTCCGCCCGAGAGCGTCACCGCCGTAATTGCGGAGCGGGAGGAGATTGTAATTTGCTGACCATTGGTAAGGCTGGCGGAAGGAAAAGCAAAAGTGTGCGAGGCGATTGTTGCTGTATGGTTACAAAGCACAATGCTGGTGCTGGTGGTAAGGGTGGTTGTGCCCGCCGCCGTTGGAGTAACAACTGTTGGGGTAAAGAAAACCGCGCCATCCAAGATCACGTTGCCGTTGAAGAAGTTTGGCCATGTCGAGTTTACATACACGCCATACTTGGTCGTCACAGTTCCAGTTTCTGCGCTCGTCAAATACAAGAGGTAAGCGGTGCTGATGTTGCGGTTTGCCGCGCTGGCATTTACATAGCCATAGAAACCATATGCCGTTGTAATTGCCGTTGTCGCGGCGGCGGCAGTTCCTCCGCTTCGCACATACGCATAAACCCCATACGCATTATCAATCAGCGATGTATCGCCTGCGGAGTAGCAATAGTTGTAGGAGGCATAGCTCGTTTCAATCCTGTTATATGTAGCATCATCAGTATTATGAAGCGCATAGTTGTAGGAGCCATACAACTGTCCCTCTCCATTAAGAGAGTTGCCAGCGGTCGTGGAGGTTGCCGCCTGATTCCAAGCGCCATAAGCGTTGGGGCTGAAGGCGGCGGCATTTTGATACTCAAGCGTCAAAGTATTGTATGCACCATAAATATTTCGGTCAGCGGTAAGGGTAGCGGCGGTAAGTGTTAGGCTGTTGGCAATGCCATAGCGCGTGGCATTAACGCTCATTGAGTCTGAGATATTTATAGATGCGCTGGAGTTGGCGGCGGCTGTTCCGAGGGCGATGTGGTAGGCTTGTATGTAGGCGTTGCGCGAGCCGCCATCCGCATTGAAGTTGTAGATGTTGCCTGTGTCGTCAAATGTAATTGAATCTACATTTGTGACGGTGCTGAAATGAAGCGTTTTGCTGATTGGTTGATAAAAATAAGTTTTTGGCGTTGACGAAACATAATCATAGTCCACATAAGCAAGATAGCTTTTATCAGCGTCTGCTGGATCGACAAGATTTGCTGGCGCATAAATTGGTCCAAGAGTTCTGAAAAAATTAGATGCGAATGACCCATCAAATGGATCCCACCCTGTTGTTGGGATATCATCTCCGCTGATTGGCTCTAACTGAAGAGGCAAACATGGGACTGCTGAACCTGTATAAATGCTTGGCCCGCCCTTTTGATTGAACAGAGTAGCTGTGGCGGCGCTTATGCCGCTTTGCCCACGAAGCACAAGTTGGTTTTGATAAATGACGGCAGAGCCGGTTTGCCAACTGTAATACCCAAACGCATTTGAATAGGTAACAAGGGGAAGCGAAGCGCCAGAGCAGATAAGATTTTGAAGCGGAACAACAGTGTATGTTCCCGTATCATTTATTGTAATCACCCCTGACAGATTTATGGTTGTGCCAGAGTATGAGGCATAAGAGATTGGGTAATATGAAGCGGTAGTGCTGACGAGAGCGATCAGCCCACCTCCAGCTGGGATGTATGCATTGTTTGATGTGTTTGTTGTTAAGGTAGTTTTGTCTCCAGTTGTAGATATTGTTACAGTTGGAAACCCAGGATTATCAAAAACTGCGCGCTCTATTCCATCTGACCATGCGGTGAGGCCAGACACCCCAAGCAATGCTGGATAGGTGGTTTCCATTCCAGTGTATGTAAAAAAGTCTGCTGGTGATTGCGGCGTGTTGTAATCAAGTTTAATTGCAACAGCATTGCCGCCCGCAGTTCTGAAATTGTAGTACCCAACGCTCAGTTCGCCAAGGCCATCATATGAGTTTACTCCGCCCTCCGAGCAAGCAGACACAGGCATGATTACATCGCCAACATTAATGTTGGTGACGTTAAAAATTCCTGAGCACCCAGTTAGGCTTGTCGATGTTTTCCCTGTGTATCTGAAAATTGAATAATCGCCTGTCCATTGATCGTGGGCGGGGATATGAATAAAAGCACCAACCGGCGGAAAGTCAAGCGTGTCCTGTAAAGGGATTGTGTATGTTGTGGCAACAGTTCCTGTGTAAATATCAATGTTTACATTACCTGTTACCAGCGAGCCGCGATCCATCAAGATATTGCCTGTGATCAGTTTACCTCGCAACGCTGTTGCGGAGATTTGCCCTGCTGTGATCGAGCCATCAACAATAATGCTGCCGTCAATCTTGTTTGGCACGCCGCTTAGTTGCGCCGAGAGATCATAGTCAGTCGGATCAATCTCGGAGATGTACGCATACTTTACATAATAGGTTGTCAGCGGCGTAAGGTTCGCAAGAATGATCGTGAAGCTGTCGCCGGTATAAACCAAGTTGGAGCTGTCGGGCGTGAAGCCGGTCGTGGTCGATGCCCATACCTTGACGGTGCTTAGGTCGTCACGCCCAGGATCGTCAACCTTGAGGATCAGAGCGGCAATGCTTGCTGTTAGAGTTGCGGCCATGTTATGTTATCTTTGTGACAGTGATTGAACCGAGGGCGGAGGCGGCAGAGTAATTTCCAGACTTGTCCCGCATCCTCACCGCCACTCGATACTTTACCCCACTTGTCGAGAAGCGAGGAGTTGGAAAGAGCTTAACATCAATTTGCGCTTTGATTGTTGTGCTGTCAACTTTGACGCAATTTGCGTTATCCCAGAAGTTGTCGGTTGTCCCATCTGGGATGCCAGGGGAGCCAACCTTACCAATCTGAAACTCATACGCATCAAAGTCCGTGGGGATCGCCGGAGCACTAGCAATCGAAAATTGAAGAACAGACTTCAACCGAGTTGTCGTCACCGATGCGCTCGCCATTGTTGCTGGCGCGGTCACATCGTGAACAAACGACAAGGAGCTGGCAGCATAGTTGCCATTCAGGTCATAGGTGCGCAGATAGAAAGTCGTGGTTGCTGTCGCGGAAATGTTCTTCAGCCGCGCGGCGCTCGCATTGCCCTTGTAGAGATAGCTGGAGTTGCTACCCCATCCGGAGTTGCTCGTGCGGATCTCATAGCCGCCAATCGGGTATTGCTGCGAGGTAGGCGTCACATCGTTCCAGTCCAGCGCCAACTCCACTACTGTCTTGGTTGTCTTGACGATTGTTTGCGTGACCGAGGCGGGATTGCTCGGAGCGAAAATTGTGAAGCTGCCTGAGCGAGCGGTAGCGCTGTACAGGTTTGTTAGATCGTATGCCTTGAGGTAGTAGGTGTATGTGCCAGGGGTTTTGGCGGTTGCAAGGTATTCGCTCGATGCACCTTTGTAGATGTATCCGCTCGTGCCCCAGCCCGAGTCAGCCGCGCGTAGCATGTACCCCTTCAGGTCAGGCTCCGAGTTGTTTGCCCAATCGAGCTTGAGCCGCGAGTTGGAGATTGTGAAGGTAATCGCGCCCGCAGTTTGCGGCTTGCTTGTCTTGCCGATAATGGTATGGGTCACCGGCGTGGTCCATTGACCAACATTGCCATCATCATCCACATAGCGCAAGCGGATGCGATACTCATCGCCCTCCTCTACATCTTTGAATGTAACGGAGGAGGCGCTGCGCTTAACAGTTATGCTCTGTCCCCACTCGTCATCCGAATCCTCGTTGCTATCAATCTGAGCCTCGACATAGGCGATGTTTGCTGTTAAGCCGGAAGCATTCGTGAAAGGAACACGCAAGTTGTACTCAAACACGCCAGGAGAGATAACCGTCAGCACCGATTCATCCGAGCGAATTTGCGCAGAGACAATCGTTGGCTTTTGCTGAATGAGTTTGCGAATCAACTTTTGCGGGCGAGTAATCTGGCTGTTGAAGGTTGGGATTGTTTCATCATCCGAGTCATACACAGCCGGAGAATAATCCACGAGCGTTATGCGAGCGCAATAGTTGTCGGTGGGCTCAATAGATTGAACAAGGCACTCAACAGACTCAGCATTCATATCCCCCATCATAAACAGATTGCCTGCCGCGCCTTGAGTAGCGGTGACGGAGGAGGTAAGGGTGATTGTTGAATAGTAGGCGGTGCCAGTCTTTGCGGCGATTGTTCGGGTAATGCTTGTGCCATCGGCCAGCCGGATGCGAAGGCCATATTGCGTCCCATCCACCATCAGCACTTCTTCTTCCAGCGTCAAGTCCACCCCGTTGCTTGCGCGGGATTTGATCCTGCCGGATGCGCGCCCCCACAGCGGAACATCGTGCGTGACTCGGACAAGATCGCCGCGAGTACAAACGATATGCTCCATGTCCACGTTGAGAGTGTAGCTCTCTGGGCGGAGCTTCAACTGCGCAAGATGGAAGCGTGCGTGTTGATAAATTAAATTTGGGTGTGTAACTCCAGGGAGTTGAAGCCCTTCAAAATAGGTTGCGTTGGAGATGCTGTACCCATCATTGTACACCATCATCTCATCCGGCTGATACCCCTTTCCCTCGTTGTTGAAGGAGACACGGAAGGCATGCGGCAGTTTTGGATAGATGCGAGTTGCGGAGAAGCCCCAGCTGTTGTGAGGAGTAAAATGCTGACGGATTGTTGTTTGCGGTTTATCAATTACCACAGACCACTTTCCATCTCGCATTGTTGGGGAGGCTCGCCCCGCCGCGCAAACATCCTTCAAAACTTCAAACAATGACTTTTGCTGAATGACGACAGTATTGAATGCAAACTTCTTTTGCTTACAGTAGGTGTGCCAAGCCTCAATGCTCGCAAGATCTAATTCGGAATCTGATACGGCTTGCGCGTTTGCAGGATGTTGCAACACATAGCGGAAAAGCGATGCGGGGTTGCTTGTCGGGCGAACAACCCAGCTCGGCGGCGAGGTCGTTGTATCATAATCCTTACACACAGACTGAACCAGCGCCGATATGCCTTGGATGTTGCCGTTGATTTGATTGGTGGCTTTGATGCGGAAAGCCGACATCGCAAGCGCCTTGGGGAAGGCAACTGGCGTGGTATTCTTAATGCCAGTAACAAATTGAAGATATGTGCTTGTAAGGCGGCGCCAGTTATTGCCGCCAACATCTACATCTGCGTTGTCATAATTCGCGCGGCGTGCGCGCACTTGGTATGCGCCCGCAGTAACATCAAAATTGGCGGTGTATGAAATAGCATCCTTGCGCTTTTTGTATTTTCCGCTGCGCCCAAATATGAGTGTGAACCTCGGATCAGTTTCCTCGTTGATCGCGGCGGAGCTGATCGTCACCAACGGCCAAGTCAGCGAATAATTGCCGCCCGTCACCGCGACACCTCGCTGATCAACTACACTTGAAACTGAATTTCCAAAAACAAGAATGTCCCACAGCAATGTTTCTCCGCTTGGGATTGCAGGCTTCAAAGTCCAATCAACTGTCTTGCCATAATTCTGTTGAACGATTTGATTGTAGTATTTCGAGCCAACAGTCATGACCGCTGTGGAGGTATCGGAAAGTTGGCCAGTGCGCGTGACCATCTGCCCCTTCGCGTTCAGCGATACGCGAGTCCATTGATACAGTTCGCCTTGAGTTTGGCCGGTGTACCAATCATAAAATGCAACGCCAGCAGATGTGAGATTGAATTTGCCGCCGGCAAAATCATTCTGCGCATTTTTGTATGACTCCAGCGGAGCGCCGGTGCTGGGGTTAATGCGGCGGCGCTGAACGTGAATCTCGCTCAAAGCAACTTTTGATTTGCCGCCCTCGCTCCCCTCGGTTACAATGGTGCGGATGCCCTCTGGAAAATGTAGCGTGATGCCAAGATCCTCTACCTCTTCATTGATTGTGGTTTCAGTCCATGCGCTCGCGTCCACCGACACGGCAGTGACTGATCCATCCGAGCCGGAGGAGGCCACTGTGAAAGTATCTGAGTCAACAACAGTCAACTCTACATCTTTAACAATTGCTGTAAATGTTGGGGTTTGCTCGCCGCCGGCACTTCCATTCTCATTGTATGCACTGTACACACGGCAGAACCATCCTGTGGAGAAGCCGTGTGCCCCGCTCGTGTTCACCGTCAGCACGCCGCCGGAGCGGGATGCGCTCGCGATTGTTTTGCGCAAGCATGTGAGCTCAAGTGATATATTATTTTGAACGCGCTCTGTGCCGGTCAATTTTTTGAAGCGGCTTCGATCTGCGGATGTGTCTTGGTAATCAAGAGTCTCAATTTGAACTTCGTCAAAATTTTGAATTGGCGTTTCTGCCAATGTAAGATCTTTGACAATGAGTGGGCCATATCCCCAAACAACAAGCATGCGCAGGTAAGAAAGCGAGTCAGTTGTCTCCGCCCAAGGCGTCATACCGGATGGGCCAGCATAGCGGAAAGAACCAAGCACAACAGGCACCGCGCCATATGGCGTTATTTGATTGTTGCCGCCCTGCAAGAACAGTTGCCGCTCGGCGGTGTCGCCACCTCCGCCTCCGCCCAGATCGCCGAATGATGGCGGGCGATAGGGGAAGATCTGATTGATGAGCATTGACCCTGCTGTCGTCAACAGCACAGATCCCGCAGCAGCCAATTGAGTATAGGTAAATGGAGTTGCGGCAATGATTGATTGGCCGATAGCGGTGTTGGCAAAAAACTCGCCAGACAGCTGAGGGGCATAGATTACAACCGCGATAAACAAAGCAGTCTTGATGAGATCTTCTCCATCAGCCGGCACAGCGCGGCACTCTACTCGATCATTTGGGAAAGGAGTACAGTTGCCCCACTGGTCTTGCGGGATGGGCAAACCATTCAACATCAACACTACTCGCGTGCGCATCTGACTCGCGTGAGGCAGCAACCGCTCATAGATCTCTTGAAGCGTCAATCCTGCGGGCACCGCCCCGTCAATTCGCTCGGTGCGAAGCGGGTGCATCATCGCTGCGAGCGCAACCGCCCCAGTGTCTTTTTTCTCGCTGTATTTGAAGAAGCCTTCAATGCGGTGCTTCCACATCGGAGTATCAAGCCGCTCGATTGCCGCCGAGATTCCACGCCTAACATGTAAGAAGGTGCCTGGCGCGGCAATTACTCCCACGTGCGTTATCTCGCCGAACACGCGCATCGCTACAACATCGCCCTCTTTCGGCTCGGTGGTTGGCTCCCATCCTTCGCGCTGTGTCGCAAAAAGCTCCGCGATTTGCTCTTTGTCTTTTGCTTCATAGACTTCGGTGAAGCTCGGAAGCTCGATGCCATATTGATCTTTGTAAACAAGCCGCACTAAGCCCCAGCAATCCGCTCCATCGCGTGCGCGCCCTTTTTCTTGGTAAGGGATGCCAACATATTCATTCCACCAGCTCATCTTAAAACATCCCAGGGAAGTATGAAGGGGTAAATGTTCCGCCAGGGAATGGCTCCAGCGTCAACGAAGGCAAACTGAGGTCTGCGGTGATCGTGTTCGCGTCATACCCTATTGATGCCAATTGTAGTCCAGAGAAGCTCGCTTCAACTACATCGGGCGTGGTCTTGAGCACCAGCTCAATAAGCAAATTTGGAGGGCTTGTTATGGAGCGAATTGTTGGCGTCAAATATCGCGTCACATCGTCAATCCGCAGCTGCGCTCTCGGCACACTTTGCGCTTCTTCACTTGGGAGGGTAATTTGGAAAGGCAGAAAAATGTAGTTGTTGCTTCGGCTTGTTATTCCATAAATGATCTCTTCATCATTTATGCCCTGAGAGATCCTATGATCAAAGTTGTCACAAAGGCGGATAGCGGGAGAAATGCCTGTGCCGGTAAATGTTAAAAGCGTGACGAGCGTGTTGTCAGATTCTTGGGCAAAGAGCGCCGCCCGAGCAGCAACTGAAAGTGTTCTACTCATGGCAGCACCTGTAGCGTCAAATTCACTTTGTAGAGATCTTTGCTTACATATGAGACTGTGTACATTGCGTTGCCTTGCGGGACAATCCTCACCTCCTCGCTTACGCCGGTGCGAGGGTGGGTGTAATTGAATCGGAATGTTCCGCTGATGGTTGTAAAAACAAATGTGTCCAGATCATCCATCTGCGAAGATGTAAGCACATAGCTCACCTTCAGCGTATCAGGCAACTGATTGCGGCGGCGCATTTTCGGTGGGCCAGAGTCCATCGGCGTCACCAGCACCCCCAAGTTCCGCTCCTCTTGGTAATCGGTAAGAGGGCTTGCGGGGAGAGTTGCAGGCCAAGTGTATGAGGTTGTCATTGTTTACCTTCCAACGAGAGCGGGCTGAGCGCCAAAGCTGTTACGCAGCGACATGTTCGCTCCAGATCCTGGGCGTCCAATTTCCTGCGCAACCATGTCGCCAATTTGAATCGAAAGCGAGCGATTGCCGCGTGAATCTTTTGCCTCGCGAGTTTGTACTGGTTGCCCAGAATAATTTTCTATGTTAATCGAAACATTCCCTCCTGAACCTGCGGAGGAGTTGGGGATGATCGAGCCGTTGGCATTGGGCAAGAAAATCTCTGGACCACGTTCACCGACAAGGTATGCGTTGCCGCCCGTCACTGAGCCGCCATTCGCTTTTGCCCCGCCAAAGGTTGGGAGATAAGTTTTTGCCGCTTGATCAACAAAGTCTGCAAATGGCTCGGTGATACGGCGGCGTACAAGAATTGCAACAATATCGTTGCCGATGCCCTTGAGCACTTCGCGGAAAGCCTTACCTTGGAGGATCGCCGCCTCAAACTGAGAGGAGATCGCGGAGCCCATCAACTTGGTTGTGTTGTCAACTTGAACTGTAATCTTGTCTTGCTTCTCTAATCCCTCAACAAGTTGCTGCTGCGCGCGAATAATTCTTTCATTGACCTCAGCATAATCATATCCAGAAAGAATCAAACGAGCGCGCAAGTTTTCCAGCCGCTCTTCACCTGCCGTTAATTTTTCAAGCTTTGTATTTGTTTCCTCAATCAGCTTTTTCCATTCCTCGTACAGATCAAGATCTTCTTTGAGAAGTTCTTTTGCTGCCTTGTCTTCATCTTTTTTCTTTTTTATCGCGGCAGTAAGAGAATCAAAGATGCGCAGAGATTCTCGGTCAGCATCATTCCTAAGCAATGTAAGCTGTAGCATCTCCTCTTCTGTTAGGAATAGCTTGATGTATTCTTCGCGCTGCTTAGCAATTATGTCATTGACGTTTTTTTCTTTTTCTTTTGTCTCCGCATAAGTTGTCATCGCGGCTGCTAAGCCTTGAATCTCTTTTATCTGCTGCCTGTTTGCGCCCATCTCTCGCGCTTGCTGAACAAGATATGCCTCCTTGGTCATCGTCAGCTGAGCATACGCATCCTGTTGCTGCTTAACAAAGTCAGAGATTTTCTTTGCGGCTTCTTGCTGGCGCTTGAGCGCATCTGCGTCAAAGTTCAGTTGAGTTTTTGCCGCCGCCGTTTGCGTTGCCATTCTGCGCGATACGGCATCTGACATATCGCCGCTGGCGCTTTTGAGCGCACCCATCGCTTGAAGCTCTTTGAGGTAGGCTTCGCGGCGCTTTACAGATTGAGCTTCGGGAGAGTCAGGGCTCATGCCCATCTTCATCAGCAACTCATATTCTTCTCGGAGCGATTTGATTTCATCGGCAATGTTGCCGAATGGATTGGTCAGCCCCAACTTGAGCTTGTCCATGAAGCTCAGTTGATGCTTGGTGGCGAGGAGAATTTGATTGGTGTAGTCGGTCAGCGTTGGCAAAACTTCGTTTGCCATAACTTTGCCAAGCCCGCCCATTGCGGTGGACAAGCGATCAACGTTGTCCTTAAATTCTGCCGCCCGCTTCGCGGCATCAGGCAACACCACGCCGCCCAATCGCTCTAATTCATCGCCTTGCTCTTTGAGCCCTTGACGCCCTTTGTTGAGCATTGGGATGAGCTCTGCGCCTGATTTGCCAAACAGCGCAGTTGCGGCGGAAACCTTCCCAGCCCCATCCTCATATTGCGCAAATGCATCCGCAACATCTTTGATAAGTTCCTCGGTGGGCTTCAGATTGCCGCCCGCATCCTTTACAGAAATGCCCAGAGCGGTAAATGCTCCCGCAGCTTCGCCTCCGCCCTTCGCAGCTTCAGAAGCATTCTTGCTAAATTTGACAAGGGCGCTTTGTAGCCCATCAACATCAACGTTGGCAAACTTGGCAGAATAAGCGAGCTTGGAAAGCTCGTCAGTCGCAATGCCAACTTTCTCAGACATATCATCCATCTTGTCCATCATGTCGATGGATGATCTGATGAAGCCTATAAATGTATCAGCGCCGAGGTATAGCCCAAACCCAGCGGCAAGATTTGCCGCCGAGTTCCGCATTTGCGCAAAGTTTTTGTCGGCAACATAGGCTGCGCGCTCCATCGCTTGACGGAATTGCGCTGTTTCTGCCGTGAGCGAAACAACAAGATCGCCAAGCCCAGCCATATTATGCCCCTTTCTTTTTTACAATTCTATGCCCAAACTGGGCTCGCAAGACATCTGCGGTTTGTTGCTTGGGAGGCTCTTGCAATTTGAAGTATGCAATCCACTCCGTCAACTCTGCGCTGTCCATCCTCCGCAACATCTCGCCAACCGGCATACCAAGCTTCAACGCAAGGTCAAAATAAAATCGGCGCTCCGGTCGGCGTGTTAGTTTTTTGCAAGTTCATCCAGATCGCTTTGAGTCAAGCGGTTCAACTTTTGAGCGGCGCGCACGCATCGCTCTAAAGCCGCGCCGGATTTTTTGCCCAGTGCTTCAACATCTGCGCCGGTGAATAGGCGGTTGCCCGCTTCATCCATAGCGGTTGCTGCGACAAGGCGAGCGCGGAGGTTTGAAAGGTTTGCGCTTTTGGACTCAACCAAAGCTTGTTCCCATTCATCTCGCGCCGCTCCGGTCATCGCACTGATCATTACCTCGCCGCCCCATTCAGGCACGCTGACGATCTCTTTTTTAAGATCGTCAGCGCCAAGGATCGCTTCTTTGTTAAGCAACGCCATTGTTAAGCCTCAGTGATCGAGCCAGTGATCTCCAGAGTCACATTGGCCTCAATCACGCCATCAACAGCGCCGGAGATCGACAAGCCGGTAATGTAAGCA